GTTTCCCAGTCACGATCCGCAACGCGGATTGGCTTAATTCCTATTACGAGATTGGTGAGAAGTTTGTCAGGTCCCGTGATGGCCGTATTAACTATGTCTTTGCCGGTCTGAGGCGAAACCTCGACAGCATCAAGTCAAAGGCTAGGATCATTCTAGCGTGGGTAGACGAGGCTGAGGGAGTGTCTGACAGCGCATGGCAGAAGCTAATACCAACTGTCCGGGAAGAGGACTCAGAGATCTGGGTAACGTGGAACCCGGAAACAAAGCGCTCAGCTACGCACAGGCGATTCAGGCTAGACCCTCCAGAGGACAGCAAGATCATCCAGATGAACTGGGAGGACAATCCCTACTTCCCTGATGTGCTGGACAAAGAGCGCAAGGATGACAAGGCTAAGCGCCCAGACCTGTATGACCATATCTGGAATGGCGACATGCTGATCCATGCTGATGGTGCGTTCTATGCTGAAGAGATGCGTGCAGTTAACAACGAAGGCCGTCTTGGTGAGGTGCCATACGAGCGCTCTGTTGGCGTTGTAACGGCTTGGGACCTTGGGGTAGGCGATAGCACTGCTATATGGTTTGCGCAGATGATAGGGCAAGAGGTGCGCCTTATTGACTACTATGAGTGCAGTGGCGTAGGTCTGGATCATTACGCAAGGGTGTTAGCTGAAAAGGGCTACCATTACGAGAGCCATATCCTGCCGCATGATGTACGGGTCCGGGAGATGGGCACAGGCAAGTCACGGCTGGAGACCCTTGATACCTTGGCAGTACGCCCGGTAACCATTGCCCCTCAACTGGGGGTGGATGACGGGATACAGGCAGCTAGGACCATGATTAGCCGCTGCTGGTTCGATCTCAAGAAGTGCGAGCGTGGCGTAGATGCTCTCAGGCAGTACCGCAGGGACTATGACGACAAGAACATGGTCTGGCGTGGCAAACCGCTACACGATTGGACATCACACTGTGCAGACGCATTCCGCTACCTAGCAGTCGGTTACAGGCCCTTTAATGACTGGGGTGACCCTATCAGAAGGAACCTTCAGGGAATCGTTTAAAACGTGGTATAATCGGCCTCATTCACGGACAACCTGAGCAGGCACGATGGCAAGAGATCCCAACAAACCTACCCGTATGGATGGCATCCTAAATAATATTCCTAAAATTCTGGATGAGCTAACGTACTCCCCTGAGTCTGTCGATAGACGATTTTCTAATGCAACGGCTAAGACGCTAGAGCCTTTTTACAAGCCCAATCTAATTAACGATAATCGGGTTCCGCAGCCGGTTTTCCCGCTGTCAATCCTAGAGGGCCGTGGCGTTCAATTTGTAGAGTCTGACCGCACAATGGCAGGCCCTACTTTAGTGGGTATTGGCAATCAACCTTTGGCTAGACATCTTGATTTAAATACGGGCGTTGATCATATTTTTTATCCCGGCCAGCCCACGACTGTTAACGGACCGCGAGGCAGCAAACCTATATGGGCAAGCGCTCCCGGTGTAGTCAATAAGTTTTTAAAAAGGGCAGCCGAGCTAGAAAAAACTACAGGACAGCCAACTTTCTTACTCCCGTTTGAGGGGGGCTATAAGTCGAATGATTGGTGGACGGGCACAGGTAAGGCAATGATTAACTACAATCTTGCCAACGCGCCAGATGATGCTTTGCGAATGCAGGAGCAAATACTAAAAGACAGGATTCCAAACTGGCCCGGCTCAGCAGATCCAATGGCAATGACCGTATGGGAGGCCACGCCCGGTTCGGTTAGGATGGGTATTACGCAGGAGCTGGATCAACTCAAAAATGTTGGCGGTTTGTCTGAGGGACAGGCGCGGGTGGCAACGTCTCGCGTAGAATCGCTGAACTCACCTATGGGAACGATAGCCAATATTGGGCTGCTAGACACACAGGCAGACTATCTGTTAAATAAAAGCCCTGATTATGGCGCCACCTTAATGGGTCAGCCGGTTGGTGTGTTAGACACCCCTGTCACCGCGTTTGACTTTACAAGAGAGCAAACAACAGCAACGGGGCAGCCCCTGAATATTCGGGCTTTACAAATGAGGGATACTAGCAAGGTAATTAGCCCAGAAGAAGTGTCAAAAGTTGTAACCTACAATGATTTGCGCGACTTAGAAGATAAAGGCATTAAGATTGACGAGCCAGCACCCAATGGCAAGAAGGATAGTGGCACTGATAGTAAATCTGGAAAAGCCCTTGGGGTTTTAGGGTTTTTAACTGGTTTCTTTAACTTGGCTTACTCCGGACAGGAAGTGGAAGCTGGAGTGCTTACAGGTACGCTTGAGAACACTGCAGACATAGCCGGTAAGGTTGGCAGGGTTGAGCGCAAGAAAGAAGCAGGTGAGCCGCTGACAGAAGGTGATATAATGTCGGGCAGAGGGGGTCAGACATTCCTGACCTTAGAGCAAGAAGCTAGAGCCAGAGTTTATGACGAATTTAGAAGACAAGTCAGCGAGTTTGACACACCACTATTCGACACCTCCAAAGCAGGAACAGTCACGATTGGAGATCGAGGAGGAGTTGAAGGAGTTTCACGGTATACCTTCCCGGAAGAGTATCAAGGCGCTACGACAGAAGTTGGCGTTGAAACGCCAGACCTCGTCGAGATAAAGCCAACCGATGAAGGCGCACAATTATTTAGAGAGAAGATACTAGCAGGCAAAGAGTCAAGCAAGTACGGGGCCGCAGTGGAGGCATATGACGCAGATACCTACAAGGACATGCGCTTATTCCTGACTGACGATGGCAGCGCAGGGTACGCGCTTACGTCAGACGGTGACATTGTTTCAGCATTCTCAACAGGTCAGCACATTGGTGTTGGCCCCCACTTAATCATGCACGGTATCGAGCAAGGCGGTAAAAAGCTAGACGCATTCGACACAGTGCTGCCTGATATGTATGCCACAATGGGTATGCGCGAAACCTCAAGACTAGCGTTCGATCCTACGCAGGCGCCACCAGATTGGAATGAGGCCGTGTTTGGCAAGTATCAGGGTGGTCGCCCTGACGTTTCGTTTATGGCCTTAGACCGTGATTTTGCTACCCCTGTATCGCCCAATATGGTTAATGACTACGGGGAGGCGGTTGATCTGCAGAACCTAGCAGTTGGGTTGCTAGACTCACCGACTGTCAGAGGCAGCGATCCTCTTTCGATCATGCCTGCACCACAGCGATTCTTTGATCCTGACAGCAAGGCATTTAAGCCGTTCCTGCAGGGTGATTTTGAGAGTGGCGGCAGATACCTTAGCATGGGTGAGGGCCAGCGTGATGTCTCTGGCATGTACCCTGACAGCGCATCTATCGCCATCTCTCCTGATGGCAAGCCAAGCTTTCAAGTGTCTGGTCAGTCTGCTACAGGTCTGCCTTCTCAAAAAGGGCGCCAAATCAAATCTAACCTATTCAAGAAGTCAGCGGGTTGGGACTGGACCAAGGTCCCTGAAGGGTTTGACCCTAACCCAGACAAAAGCTTTAGCCTAGTTTCTGTCAAGGATGGCAGTAAGCATTACTACTCGCTGGGGTCTAACTACCCAGAAGGTGTAAACCTGAAGCGCTACCCCATGTCTAAGGATGAGCCACGATTGCGGCCAACTATGAAGGGCGAGGTTTCGCTAGGCAATGTAGTTGGTGAGATCGAGGTCCGAGGCAAGAAGCACCCGGTGTATGACAATGTTACGGTGCAGCCCAAAGCTGCAGTTGCAGCCGCTGCAGTGGGCACAGGTTTGCTAGGCACCAGTGAAGAGAGTGATGCGAGCGTCGCAAAGCTGCTGGAGCGCGGAATGAGAGTAGTAGGTGAGCCAGATCCTCGAGATTCACGGGTTGGCGAATACTTCCTGCAGGCTGGCGATGACACGAAGTCAATTGGCAATTTGTTTACAGAAAGCGCTGAAACTTCCGGCTATCCACAGTCTAATTTTATGGCTTCTGCAGACACATTTTTGGCTGATCAGTATCGCGGACAGGGCATTGCTCAGGAAATGTACGATGCGGTAGAAGAAATTACTGGGAACACATTGGTCCCATCTGAAATACTTACCGCTGACGGAGCTAGACTGTGGGCTTCCCGGAACCCAGATAGGCTGTCCGAGGTGTCTGGCGTAATGGATGAGGCAGGCAAAAGGCAAGCAGCAGATGCCTTATCCTCAACTGTAAGCTATCCCTCAGTCCGGTCAGATGCCTCCAGCCTTGATGATGACTTTGCCAGAATGCAGCAAAACGCAGATGGCGGGATCATCAATCAAATGATGGCTCAGAATGCCAGAAAAGCACAGCTCGCAAAATATGGCGATGCGCTCAAGAGCCGCAGGGAAGCTATCAAGCTTAAAGACACTACGCGCAAACTGCTTGACGTTGATCGTCCCGGCACCTTACAGCTTGGCACTGAGTTTGCTATGCGAGGCACTGAAGATCTGGCCAAGGTTATTGTGGGCGCAACTGGCAGCCTGTTTTCTCCTGACTCTGGATTTTACGAGAAGGTGTCTGGCTCTGATTCTGTGTTTGGCAAGCCGTCCGAGGCGTATGAAGATGTCACGGGTGCAATTGCTGCTGGCCTTGAAAAGTATGTAATACCAGAGCTCAAAAAGGCATTTGCATGGAAGGGCGATTCCGGGCGCAGTATTAATGACAAAGTTGACAAGACAGTACAGGACGTTGTGGCTGCGTATACGGCCACACCTCAGTCTTTCCAAGATTCTGTCACACCACGATTGCCTTACGCTGGAACATTGCTGCTTTCCGTATTTGGCTTGGGCCTCGGTAAAGGTGCAGTACAGGGCGGCAAGCGCATTGTAGGTGAGCCGGGTGGACCGGGCATACTAGGGCGGCTAAATCCTTTAGAGGGCGAGCTGGTGATGCCTGAAGGCCTGCCTAACAGTAAACCAATCGGACTATTGCAGTAAAAAATGTTAAAATCGGCCAATAATCGGAGTAGATAATGGCACTAACAAATTACACAGAACTGAAGGCCAGTATGGCGGACTTTCTTAACCGCCAAGACCTGACCGCAGTAATACCGACATTTATCAGTCTAGCAGAGGCTCA